GTAGTGGTTGTATTATCTTAAATAAAACAAAAACACCCGACTTTACATTCTTGGGTGTAAAACTGGGTGTTTGTTTTACAATTTGCTGATTTTCAGCGTTTGTTGCGGAGAGAGAGGTATCTATTTTCTCATTTTCATTAAAGTCCCTAGTTAGGTGTTCAAGTATATCAGATGCCTTAAAGATTTCTTTCAAACTAACATCTTTTCCAAATCTTTTAAAGGTTTCATCTTCTTTTACGACTTTAGAGAATATATCACCATAGTAATGAAGCTCCTTATCCAGATAATGCTTCTGATAAGATTTACCATAAATAACTCTATCATTATTAATATCTTCATAAAAATAGAGCCAAATACGGTCTTCCCTATTAGGCAGATCTATACGACGAGGTATATTGTCGTAGCAGACTGCTGCGGCAATATACCATCTGTCTATATATAGTGATAATGTCTTCATTAACTAAACACTTTTTTTATTAATGTTTTCTCCAGGAAGCATGAGCCTTCTGCTATAATCAAAGGTTGATGATAAGCGAAAGAACCACCATTATTTACTTTTCGTTTGGCACTCTTATATTCGCTGTCCTGGCAAATGAAAGCTCCTACCTTATTTGGAAGATCGGCGAAATCATTTCTGAGTTCAGCGTCCATAGTGCATAATTTAGTTTTTACACTTACGAAATTGATAAAGATATTGAAAAACTCTTCAAAACATTCCATGCTTGTGAAGTCAAAGTAATTCATATCATTATCGAAGTATTCACCGGACAATTCATCTGTAGGCAACAACTCTCTAGATGCACCCTGTGAATTTGTAAATCTTACACCTATCTCACCACAGATATCGCTATGATTATCTACGAATACTTTATTTAGATCCTGCATATCGCATAGACCTTTAGCAACCTCTGCTTTATTGTCAACCTCGATTTCGTCTCTGTATTTAACATCCAGTTCCCTATCAATTATACGTTTAACACCGGCATTGAGACATGATTTATAATATCCCATAGTGGTACTGTTACTAGCAGCATTACGGAGCCAGTGAAATAAGCGACCACCTTTACCAAACGATAGAATATCAATCCTAGTAATATTGTCAAGATTGTTATCCTTGATAGTCTTTCCAATAAGCATACCAGAATAGTAAAGCAACAATCCTGTTACATATGCAGGTAAAGTAAATACTACTTTTGCATTATCAGCTATAGAACTATAGAATTTATCGTAGTCTTCTTCTGTCTTCAGCTGATCAAATATACTATTGAGGTAATAAGGGGCCTTCTTCTTCTCCTTAATTATTTCCTGTATATTTGCTACAAAAACCTTTGTACTCTTTCCTTCATGGAAGTTCAATAAAGCACGTCTAAAGTCATCAGAATTTATAACAGTGTTAAAGAAAACACCGGCAGCAAGTCTCACAGAACTTTCTCTGAAAAGTGAAGCCTGATTACCTTTTTGCGGATTCTTAGCCAATAGAAGAATGTCGCTTGTAGAACCACCAACATCAATACCTAGGAACATATTATTATTGTTAAGACCGAAGTTGTTATTTGAAAGTGCATAACTACATACGGCTTCAGCTTCTGTGATATTCTCATCATTGATAGACGGTTTCCTACCCATAATAGGTGTCATACGAGACAATTCCTCAAATATTCGTCTTAATTCGTCAATGTCAGCCTCCATCATAGAACCTGGATAACTCCAATTTATTTGAGATGGTTTAATTTTATTCTGGTAAAGGAAGGCACATGTTTGTAACCAAATACTTTTTAAGAAAGCACGTTTCTTCAATAAACCTTTATCATCATTCAACCATTTCATGTTATAATGAAGATTACCAGCCTGTGTTTCTATAATAAATTCATCCATGTGATTGACCAAAATATTAGGACGATTTACAGGAACACCGCCTTGTATTTCTTCTGATATACCATTCTTAGTATAACGAGTATCATGTTCATGAAGCCATGACTTTAATTGACCATTATTGGATTCATAGTTAGTGAAGAATAGGAGTTCGTCATTCTGGGCAATTGAACGAGTATCCGTATTTTCTTTACCAACTATAACTGACCTATAATTCTTAAACTGAACCGGTTGGGCACCTCTATTTCCAGCGTTAAAGTAAACACAAGTGTTATTACTACCAAAGTCAATACCTACAACAGCAGTATTTTGTACATCAACATTTGATAAATCCTTAACTACATCAGGTCTGAACATTAATATACCTGCGCCACAAGGTTTGCCAGCCTCTTTAACTTTAACGAGAACGCCAGCCATTGGCTTATCAGTGCTTATAATATCATATTTAATCAAATCTGTACCTTGACCATGAGGATATGTAACAAGTTGTTTAACATCAACCTGACGATCTTCTTCTGGTGCTATCTCATAATCCGAAGTTAAGAACTCACCTCTTATATTTCTTAGTATCTTACCTTCAGATTTAAAGAATGGTATAAAGTTCTCATTTACATCACTTGTAAACTCAGAATATAAATAGTATTTATTCCAATTTTCACTGACAAAGTTAGGCCATAAAATAACTCTGCCATTAGAAGTCATCCATTGAATCTTGTATTCTCTCTTGTTAAGCGTAACAGGTTCACCGTCAATTTCAACTACCAAAGTTACAGCTAACTGACCAGCATCATTTATCTTGGCAGTAAGTTTAGTGTTTCCTGAAGTTGAAGAGTAACCCAATAAAGAAGACAGACTATTTTTAAAGATGTCAATGCCTTGCTCTGATAACGGCAGGGAAAAGTAAGAGCATGATCCATCACTTAAATCAGGAACTCTTAAGTAATACACTGGAGCCTGAGAAAGTTTTGTTAGCTCATTTTTATCTTCACACCATCCAACTACAAAATTATCCTTGCTTAAGAGGTTCTGTATATCACCTATAACCTGACAGTTACCGTCATCAAAATAAGTGAAGGTGAAATCCTGCTTCATGTAAACCGGTACATCACTCTTGAACAAATCTGCAAATGGAGCTGACAGATTACCGTATTGAGCAATAGGGCCCACTTGACGAAGCAAACCATTACCTTTAGCACTAAGTTCATTTTCCCACTGTCTGCTTACAGTCTTGAATCCTGTCAATTCTATCCTTAGATTGTTTCCTCTCTGAGAATTGATTTTAGTCTCAAAAGCCTGTTGGTTACGGTTCATGTTTTTAACAAACAAATAAACCTTTTGCACTTCTTCTGGAGTAAGATAATTCATCGGGTCCTCAAACTTTCCTTGACGATACCAATTAATATCTGAAGCATCATTACCCAAGTTACTATAATCAACACCTGTAAAACAACCGGTAAGAGGAGATGTACCACCAACAAGATGTTCTCTATAATAGATCAGTTGAATAAATGGTTGGGCATCCGGATTTCGAGCCAAGTCATCCTGGTTACTCCAAACATCCTTTTCATTGAACAGCATTCTACCAAAGGCAGAAGCTATATCATAATCTCCCCCTCTGACATCCATATAAACAGGATCAGAAAATCTAATTCTGTCAGGGTATAATGCTATTACAGCCATCAAGCCTTTCCATTCGGCATGAAGCATATTATAGAACTGTAATAGACCTTCTGTGTTTATATTTGGATCTGGTGCAGCTATGGTAGAAAAGGCAAACTTAAAAAGTTTGGCTCTTGCCCATGGAGTAGGTATACCAGAAATTAATGCACCTAGTTTTTCTGCAGAGATATCCTCTAACATTTTTCCTGTATGAATACCCTGTATATATGAAGGAGCATTATTGAAGTTGTTCCACTTACCAACTTCTCCTCCGTTCTTGTCTATTTGACTTTTTATTAGTAGAGCTTTTGACATAATGAATTAGAATTTATAAAGTGAAACAAGTGTGTTATATATTCTTTTATATAATTGTTCTCCACGATTGGTCATAGATGGCATTTCTTTTTGGTTTTCATCCTTAAATGCTCTTTTAAACTCGTTAAATTTAGAGCTAATTAATCCAACATCAAACTTATTATCTTTGCCTATACCAGTCGTTTTATATAAGTCCTTATTCCACTTGTATTTCATTAGTTCTTTTTTCTTCTGTGGTGCAAATAAAGCAGCATTCAGAATGAACTTATCATCACCACCTGCAGACCTATGAAGCTGACGTAACCAACCTTCATACAATGTGTCATCTTGATTAATAGAAAAATGGAACAATTTAAAATATTCTTTTACACCATCCTTGATTTGAGTGTTATCTATATCCAGGAAATTCACAATATCCTTTTGATGTCCTGATTTTACACTATTAACAAAATCATCCTCTCCATTGCAGAATAAAGAAAACACTGTTAGCATACCAAGTTTCTTAGCAAATTCCTGTTCCATTTCTTGGCCAACAAAATCTCTGAATTCCAATTTTCCACTGTCGTCAACAGCTCTATACAAATACTCTGTGTCATGGTTCTGCTTTCTTGTTCGTAAATCATCTTCAGGAACCTTAAGAAAATGAAGTGCAGCACAAGCGGCCATAAGCTCGATATAATGAGAATCATTACATTGGTTTGCACCACCAGTAATTGTTTCTGACTGTTCCTTTTTAGCCATAGGGTTCCAGTCCAAACCAGGAGTCCCCAACATGTAAAATTTTTGATATGTACTTTTTACAGTACTGTCATCATCATAAAACATCATTGCAACCTGAGAGTTTAATGCAAATTTATCACTGGTTGCAATAATTTTCTGATTAACCAATTCTGCTCCTGTAGGTGATTTAAAGTTAAAATAGGCAGTCAATAATGTAGACCCAAAATATGCATTATTGAGAATATTAACTGCTCCGTTACTCATTATCTCAGCAGCTTTTGATATAGCCTGAGGTATGATAGGAATCGAAGAAGCACCTGTTCCACCAAATACTGAACCAAGAATAAATACTCTAGCACCTCCATTTTGAGCTACTTGAATGAGTTTCTGCAAATATGTCTTTAATTCAGAATTTTTATTTGAACGGGCTGCTTCCAATATTGAATGATACATCATCATGGAGCCGAGATGGGTCTGTGCCCTATAACCGTGACGAAGGTTAAATGTTTCTACGTTTTTAGTCAATACCAAATCCGCTATAGCTGTTTGCTCCGGATTATTGAACTTAGTATCCCCATAGTTAAATACAGACATGAAATCGCTCTTGACTTCATAATTAGGCGAAAATTCATAGTAATTGATATTGGCCGAAAAGAAAGTTTCGTTTAAAGCTGTACGAAGTGAAGCATCAGTTCCTTTTGCTTTAACATAGGCTTCCTTTACTTCTTTCAATCTGGCAAAATTACCATTATCTTTATCTGTATCAAGTGCTAAAAGATGTATGTCTGTATCATCAAACATACCCATAGCACATAAATGAATGAGGGATTCAATGCAACGCATTCCTGTACCACCAATCCCTAATACAAAATATTGTTGAGCCATAACTTACTTATTTATTCTTTCCCCTTACCTAAAATAGAACCAAATTTTGAATTTCTGAAGATAAACATTATCAGAATACCTAGAACAAAATAGATTCCAAGAAGAATCCCAATACATGTAATATTGGTTTCAACAAACATACTCTTGAAACCGGCATTAACGATCTGTCCCTTAACAACTAAATCATTATAAAGATAAAAACCTGCTGCAGAAACTATACCTATGACTATAAACCATATTCTTCTGGTTATATAAGATTTGTCCTGACCACCCTGGTATTTGATAATGAAAGAAATAATGAATGCGATCAACAAAGCTATTAACGCTGAGATAACTGCATAAATCATTGTACTGTTTTGTAAAGCCTCCAACTGAGGTAAAGTTGTTATTCTTGTTATCATAATAGAAAATTTAATGATTAATATTTATTGCTTTTTATGTAGATGGTATACAGATTTGCATTCTTCATCATATTCTGTATGTCCTTGTCAAATAATGCTTGTTTAACACTTTCAGAAACTGAGGTGTTCTGTTTGCCAGGTAAACCTATAGCATCAAAATTGAACATTTCTTCATAATTCTCAAATACGTTTTCAATACCAGATACATTAATATCTATCTTGGTGAAGTTAAACGGTTTGCATGATAAGAAAGTTGGATTCCACATAGGAACATCAAAGTGTATGTTTATATTACCGTATTTGTTGAATTCTTCCTTGTCATATACAAATGCATTAACAGACTCAGTTAAACTGATAGAAGACAAATTCAAACCAGAAGGGGCTTCAGTTTCAGTGTAGAAGTTGTTATAGTCTGCATTTATATCGTAAACCTTAACTGATATATCAGAAATTCTAAAACCTCCATAACTGTTTCTATCGACCTTTAAGCCGGAGATAACAGGATTACCATATTGCAGTGGATCACCTGTTGTTTCATCTACAGCGCCCATAATATAACCCTCTATAGATTTCCAATCTACTGGCCAGTCTTGAATTTCATAAAGACCATAGTTTTTGTTTGATGCAGAAACAATTTCATTTACTTTACTTTTTCCATTTTCCGCCATAATTGTAGGATGACTTGCCGATAAATGGAACATTTCAACATCCGGATAATTTTCTAATTTAGTAGTTTCACATATTCTCTTATAGATATTACCTTCTAACCTGCTATCTGTAAACAAGAAATAGAATCTCTTCTTGTTATATTTCTGAGGTCCTTCTAAATATGGTTCTGCAAGTATATATATATCATGTCCTTTCTTAAGCCATTGTTTGAATGCATTGGCCATATATGGATCACTGATTCCGCCACCAGCTATATTCTTCTGGTAATACTCACCGTCAGTTAAAAGCACACCTTCAGAGTTGCCATTAACGATTAAATTAGCTGCTTGCTTTAAGTCGGCATAATTTACCTCTACTATATTGCTTAATGCTTGAAATACACTTATATTTTGTTCTTCGACAATCTTATCCCCTTTTATAGAATAATAGTGTTTTGTAGCAGCAACAAATGAAGGAACTAAACTTTGAAAGAATGGTGAATGTTGTCCCAAAGTAATGCAAGTAGAATAATCTACAAACAAAGACAGATCATTCTCATTAAGTTTTGATTCATTTCCTGTATATTGAAAATATTTATTGTGGAATTCACATAGATATTTGTCGTCTGGAGCACTTGTTGAACATGAATTACAACTAGTACATAATAAAAACAATCCTATGACTGGAATACATAGATTTAATGTTTTATAAAAAAAGTATTTCATATTTATTATTATTAAGTTTGTTGATACGCATAAAAATCATCACCTCTTGTTAAGAGAGAAGATTTATATCCTAATTGTACTGTCTTTTAATAGATTATGCGATTAGAATCTTTATTTTTCCTAAATATTACCAATTTTCTAAATGATTGAGTGTGAAGAAAAAACATTTTAATATGGTCTATTTATCTATTTTGCTTATATTTGCAATGTTTTATCTCTCTCTTAACAAGAAATGACAACTTTTCCTAAACAGTTGTAGTATTATAGCTCTCTCAGAATACTGAAATTAGCCTTGTCCACTACGGAGTTATCCAATGAAGCCAGATAAATTTGCGTAGTCATTTCCGAATCATGTCCCATCCCCTCGCTGATGACGGAAATCGGAACATTCTTGCTTTTGGCTGCGCTTGCCCATGAATGGCGGGCACAGTACATGCTCAGAGTAACGGATATATCGGCCAGTCCGGCTATTTCTTTCAGTTTCCGGTTTATTACGGACATCACATTCCTGTACTGCTTGTTCGTATCTTCAAAAGGATATTTCAATATTGGCAGAAGATAGGGACTGAGACTGTTTTCCGGATACTTGCCGACAATCTCCTGCATACATTTTTCCCACCTGATAACCAGCTGCTGCCCGGTCTTTCGTCTGCGATACGATAAGAAGCCGTTCTGAAGATCTTTCTTTTTCAGGTGAGCCATATCTATGAACGACATGCCACGGGTATAGAAGCTGAACAGGAACATGTCCCTTGCAAATTCCAGATTAGGCTGCAAAGACAGATCCAGGTTCTTCATGCGCTTGATGGCGGATAAGGGAACGGCACGCTTGACGGTCTTGTCCACTCCCGTATAGACATGCCTGAAAGGATTGCGCTGTTCCACCAGTTCCTTTTCCAGGGCACGGTTATATACCGCCCTCAGAATACGCATATAGAATGAACTGGTATTCCGTACGACACCTTTCCCATGAAGATAGGCTTCATAAAGCTGCATCAAATCCGAATCAATTTCAGACAGCAGAATATCCCGGTCCTGCCTGAACTGCATGAAACTTTTCAGGGTGCAGGAATAGTTCTCGGCCGTGCGTATCTTGCCCATCTGTCTGAGATGGGCGATGACACCCTGCATGAAGTTGAAGAATGACTGTTCATCCGTTCCGTTCTGAAAGGAACCAATAATCTCATCCGCCGTAAATGTACTTTTCTGATTTCCCAATTTACGAATGGTCATTTCAAACCGCTTCAGGTCCCATTTCATACGTTCCTGCAAGGAGAGAAGCAGATTGCTTCGCTCTGAATTACCGATGATGATATTGTTTTCAGCATCATTCCATTCATCTGCAAATATCCGGTAATCCGTCTTTAACTGACGGATTACACGGTTCTGGATAATCTGATAATAGACGGTACCTTCCTTTCCCTCTATGACGGAAGGTCTGAATTTTGCTTTTACACTGGCCATAGGCTATTTTTTAGATTCGTTCCCGATAGACTTGCTTTTGATGGACTTCGCCTTGCTGTCCAACTCCTTTGCGGCCTGCTCTTTCAGGCGTACCTGCTCGGTAAGGGCAGCCTGCTTCCGGACGGCATCCTCGTATGCCTCCACGTCCTCGCGTATCTGTTCAATACCGGCATTGTCACGGTTCAGTTCAAAAATGTTTTCCAATTCTGATATTTCATTCGGAGTGGCTTCACCTTTCATCTTGATATAGCGGTATTTCAAATCGTTATCCATACGGTCATTATCAGGTCGCTTTTCGATGTAGAAAGCCACAGATACAACTATTGAGTACGTTACCAGTATGATCAGGGTCCAGAATATATAAGGTGTATCTATGCTGATGCTGTGTCTGTGACAGACTACATCTGGTTCTTCCATCCTGTTCCTGACGGAAGTAGAAAGCGATTCCATCTTCTCCGATATGTGCAGGATGGTGTCTTTCTCTGTTTGGGCGAACCGTTCCAGGAACTCGTTCTGATTCTTGTGGTACGCCTGCTGTTCGCTTTTCAATACAGACAGGGTTTCCATGAACTTGTCCGGCATGGAGTTTCTTTTCAGTAGATTGGCTGTATCGCCCTTGATCATGACAAGAGCCTCCAGCACACGTTTGAAGCCTGTCTTTAAGGCATTCAGTTCCTGTATGACCTCTTTGTCCGCTTCGGCATCACCGCCCGCCGATTGAGGCATGGACAGCCCGTTTATCTTGTTTTCGATTCTCTCCAGGCATCCGTAGATGCTTTCCATAAACTCTTCCTGTTTCATAAATTCATTGACTTTAACGTTTTACACTTTAATGATTGATTGTTTGGGGCAGACTTATAATCCAAGCCCTTTCCGTTTCTTTTTCTTCTTGCGCTTGCGCAGCAGTTCGTCATACGGGATCTGTTCTTCCGGAACAGACTCGCCAAAAGAAGAAAACAACCCCAGTCCGTTGCTTTCAATAAATGCCATATTGGATGGTTCCTGTTCCTTCCGGTTGCGGTTTGACGGAGCTTGATTTTGCTTTTTAACCTCTAAATCCACTCCGGTATCCGGACTGTTTCCGCCCAGAATGGCATTCAGTTTTGCAAAGCTGAACTCCCTGCTGATTTGCGAGCCTTTGAAGGTCAGGCCGTCTTTGGTAAGGCGTATGCCTTGAATGTCACCGGCGGATTTCATTTTGCCGCCTCTTCCGACAAATTCCAGTTTTATACCCTGCAAGGCCAGACCGACCACAAGTTCTTTCCATGTCCTGGCGCGTTTCAACGCTTGCTTCACGGCATGATAAATCTCGTATTTAATGCGTTCCGAATCATGCAGTTTCGTTACATTGGTTTTGCCTTTATCCTCCGCATAGGTCAGTCCGTACTTGTCTTTAAGTCTTTTGGTGGCAATCTCATTACGCTTGTAATCGCCCTGTGAGGAGATTACTTTACCATCATAACCGATGCGGTTATAGACCAGATGGCAATGCGGATTGTCGGTATGGTGATGCCTTACCAGTATGAACTGGGTGTTCCTGATGCCCATCAGATCCATGTATTCCATCGCTATCTTAGCCATGAATTCATTGCTCAATACCGGCTTGTCTTCCGGTTTGAAGCTTAACGCGATGTGTCCGACGGGCTGTTTTATCTTCGGATTAAGCAGGCACTGGCAGTTGAAACTGTCCGCTATTTCACGGTTATTGCCCAGCAATACGCCATCGGAACCGATGATCTCGGCATTGTCCTTTCCCATCACGTAGCGGATGCAACCGCCAAAGGATTTGCCTTTCTTGATTTTGCCTATCATGTATTTCTCCTTTCCACTTTTTTATATTCGTTCATGATCACTTTCAGCTTTTCGAGCAGTTCCATGACGGCATTCCTTGTCCGGTAGAATCCTGTCTGGTGGGACAGCCTGGCAAGCTGGTTCAGGTTGTTCGCCATTCCCACAAGATTGCGTATGACGGCTGCTTCCTCCGTCGAATGCCTGGCCACAATCCTTGCTTCGAATGCGGCTTCCCGGATGAACTCCGCCAATGTGCGGTTCGCCTGTCTGCTGCGGTGCAGCAACCGCTCGTAATCAATCCTGGAGAACTTTACCGTCACGGATTTGGAAAGCTTGCGGATACCACTTGCTTTCGGTCTGCCTCTGGGTCTGGTTTTATCCTTGTCACTCATATTACTTGGTTTACTGTGATTGGTCATTTTACTGTGATGATATGTCCTGCAATCTGCGACCGTTGGGAGCGGATTGCCTCCGCGACTCCGGGAGTGGAGCGAGGTTTTCGGGATGCCCGAAAGATAACCTCGCTAACTCCCGAAACTGATGTTCCGTCCGTTGACCGCCTCTGGCGGGTTCTGAATGCCGGAATGCCATCATTCCATGATGCGGATGGATTTTGCACCGGGTGTCTTTTACAGTTTGCGCCACCGCTCGAAGTCTTCCGAATAGATTTCAAGATGCTGCCGGGCGATATTTTCCAGCAGTCCTGAAACGCTCATCCTCCGGCTTCCGAGCTTGCGGACATACTCGTCCAGCCTGTCCCTTACCTCGCAGCTCACGAATACGGGCTTGCGGTCTTCTATTCTGGGAACTTGCAGGAATGTGCTGCGGTACTCTTCCAGTGACAGCCTGCGTTGCCTGCCGCTAATCCGGCACTTGGATGCAGGAGCGAAACCGTCTTTCTCTGCCGGCTCCTGGATCCCGGATTGTTCCGTGACTGTTGGCAGGATTTCATTCCCGGCATGGTCAGTAACCTCTCCTGCACTTTCAGGGTTTTCACACTCAGGAAGGAGCTGTGACATTTCCATACCTGTCATAGCTTCCCACCGCTCTTTGTCAAAGCTTTTTCTTGTAGCCATAATCTTTGAATTTTAATAAGTCAATACAGTGGTCTTGGTATGTACCTTGACCGGTTATCGGCAGCAAAGAAAGTGTGTATAGTGCACTGTGTCAAGCAAATGGAGTGAGTGTGGCAATTATGACCGGTTCTGCATTATATGCACCGGACAAACGGTGGCGACTGCTGTGATTTGCCACACCCGCACGGGCGTCCATGGAATCGGACAATGATTTCATGGCAGTATGGAGACTGAATCTAACGGACACTTTACCGGATATAGGATAACCCGTTGCAATCGTACCGGTATACTTGCTACAGTCAGTTCAGGCAGTAATAATCACATGGCGGCTTTGCTCAGTCGGGTCATACTGTCCACCGGCCATGCAACATGATGACAGATGATGAAACAGACCGTCAGCCGTCTGCAAATCCATTGCAGTGTGATTATTACTGCTTTAATTTGTACCGGGAACAGGAAATTGCTGCAGCCATGCCACTTGTTCCCTCCTGTCAGATGTATCGGATAAGGCAGTAAGCCGGCTTTGCCTTGGCGGTACAAGATGGAAACAGTATCAAATGGAAATAAACAATGAGATTATGGAAATAGTAAGTTTTGAAAAAAGAACCTTTGAGGAGATAGCTGCCAAGTTGGATTACTTCGTGCAGCGGATGGATGACCTCTGCCAACAGCATGGGAAGAAGAAGGCAGAACGATGGATGGACAGTCATGCCGTCTGCCGGAAACTGCGTATCAGCCCGAGGACATTGCAGACCCTCCGTGACAACGGCACACTCGCCTTTACCAAGATTGGCAACCGCACCTACTACCGTCCGGAAGACGTGGAACGGGTCATTGTGGATGTGGAAGAGAGACGGAAAGAGGCGAAATGGAAAGGCAAAAGCATTTAGCAGTTGAAGTATCAATTAAAGACAAACCGTATGAGTAGTGAAATCAGAGAAAAAGACCATGAGTGGGTATGTAAATTCCACTCGAATTTCGACCGGCTTCTGGCTTCGTTCGAAAAGTTGTTCAGCCAACGCCGACCTCCCGTATATGGCGATGAACTGCTGACTGACAAGGAGGTGTCGCACCTGCTTAAAGTGAGCCGCAGGACATTGCAGGATTACCGAAGCAACGGCATACTGCCCTATATTCAGGTGGGCGGCAAGATTCTGTACAGGGCTTCCGACATAGAGCGTACCCTGATGGACGGCTATAGGGAAGCGTACCGTTCAAGAAAATGAAAATCCATCCCGTTCCTTCTGCCTGCGGCCGCATGAAAAAAGGGACACCCGGAGGTCGGTTCTTCTTCTTCCTTCCTCCGGATGCCCCTTGCTTTTTCTTTCAGGTGTCGGGCTTATTTCGTACCGGTGGTCCTTACACTTACCCCTTTCGGTATCGGGTTGTCAAGTATTATCCGGTAGCATAGTCTGCCGTCCACATTCACCGGCTCTTTCGCCACCATGAAACCGGCGCATTTCTCGACCTTTGCCACATCGAGTATCATGCCGGCGATGAAGCTGTTGGAGAAGCGGGCGCAACGCGGGTCGTTCCAGATCGTGAAGCCGTTCTCGTCATCCGAGACGAACATGTACCAGTCCTTGGGCCTGTCTTCGTCCCTGGCGATACACAGCCTGTTTCCTGCGTGCAGGCTCAGTTCCCTGCTCAGTATCCTGCTCAGGTACATGCTGCCGTCACGGCATACCGTGATGATCCGTTTGCCTTTGTAGGTCAGTGCCGGATGGGAATTGCTCTTGTCATAAACTGTCAGTTTCATAATCATCAATATTTTATTGTTATACCTTGTTGTCCTTTATTCTTGTCATGCCGCCTCTCCGGCCATGATCAGTCTTCTTCTGGCGATGAACTTCCTGTTTGCCCGGACGGATTCCATCATCGCCTGCGCCCTGCGTGTCACCACCGAGGTCTTCTCGCCCATGTGCCTGGCTATGGTGCGGAATGAGCTTCCGGTCTCGTAGAACCGCAGCATGAATATCCTGTAATCCTCGTAGGAGAAATGCCGCCTGAGGAACTTCTGTATGTCCCTTACCAGCCTGTCGCATCCGGTCAGCATCTCTTCCCGTTCCTCTGTCTCTTCCGCGCAGTCCGTCTCGCCCAGTCTTGCGAAATACTCGTCTCCGGGACTGTCGTAACGGCTTTCATCCCTTGCGCCCGACTGTAGGATTCTCCGGTAGCATCCGAAGAAATAGGATTCCAACTCATCGATCCCGCCGCTTGCGAACATGACCTGTTTCCTGACTGCCAGATAGGCGTCATGGAATGCGTCCTCGTCGATTTTTCCATAGATGGAGAGTCTCTCCTTCAATCTCGCGTATGAACGGTCAAACCATCCGTTGAATTCTTTTACGTCTTTTGTTGCCATATCCTTTTTCCATTTATCTGTTAGACATCCGGCCCGTGGTGCGGGCACTCTTGTTTCTTTGTATGCCTTACAGCCGTTCTACCTCCGGAAAAGCGTCAAGGCTCGGCAGGAAAAAATACCGGAACGCAAAGCGCGAGGATGATTTTTTCCCCGCCGACCCGCAGGGCCCGGCCTTGCGCTCCGGTGGGGAACGGCTACCTTTGCTTCAAAGAAATGAGTGTGTCCTTTTCTGCTTTTTACCGCCTGCAATTATCCTCTTGCGGTGAAAAGGAATGTCTGACGGTGACACATGCCGTCCGGTTTGCGGACTGTTTCCGTTTTTTTGTTTCCTTCGCACAGGAAACGGTAGGAACAGCTTGATTCCGCCGTTTCGTTTTGCATGAAAAATCAATGTCAAACTTAAAATTACAGGAATATGGAAGTAGTGGTCATAGACAAGGCGACTTTCGAGAGGATGCTCTCGGGATTTGAGATTTTTGCGGAAAAAGTTGAACGGCTCTGCCGGGAACAGGAGGACTTGGGAGAAAAGGAGTGGCTTGACAGCGATGACGTGTGCAGGCTGCTTTGCATCAGTCCGAGAACCTTGCAGACGATGCGGGAGAACGGAACGCTGGCTTATACCAAAATAAGCCACAAGGTATATTACAGACCGGAGGATGTGAAGTCCATCTTTCCCGTGACGGAAATGAAACGGTGTATAACAGCCGGCAAGGAAAGAAAATGCAATGTAAGCAACAAACAAACCAACAAGCCAACCAACAAACCAACCAACAAACAGATATCTGACTTATGAATGACAATGGCAATATCCGGCTGCTGACACCGGAAAACGACATGCGCGTGAGAGCCTTCCTCTCGTCGCTGGAAGAACTATCGGAAAAGGTGGAGAAAATACGTGAAAACAACAAGCCGTCCCTGGACGGGGAACGCTATTATACCGACAAGGAACTGGCCGTCAGACTGAAGGTCAGCCGCAGGAGCCTTCAGGATTACCGAAACAACGGCATACTGCCCTATATCCAGATAGGCGGCAGAATCCTGTACAGGGCTTCCGACATAGAGCGTACGTTGATGGACGGGTACAAGGAGGCGTACCATCAGAATGGAAGAACCAGGTTTTAATATTACCCCATATTATGGGCATCCGCCAAGTTCAACTCTTCATTTCTGAATCCGCATCACAGGTTCACTAAATGATGCGGATTGGTTTTGTAATGCAATACAGATACACCCTTTATTGGGTATATAGTAATGTTACACCCTTTTTAGGGTATATTTCTTGGCTATGCCAAATTATATTCATACATTTACAGCCAAAACAATAGATAGTAATATGTTTGCAACCATCTCGGCAGATATAGTTTCATCCACTTCGTTATCCGTGGATGAAACTATCAGACTAAAGCAAAGGATAGAGGCCCTGTTTGCTTTGCTCAAAACAAAATACCCGGATTTTTACGGTCGTCAAATCAAAGGCGATTATATCGAGTGTGTGATGCAGAATGTATCCAATGCCCTTCGTATCGCTCTTGTTATCAAATCATGCATCAAGTCTTTCCCTATTACAGAAAACAAGAAGGCGAAGAGCTTTCAGACATATGGTATCAGGACGGCTATCGGTATTGGAAACATGCGTATAGTGGACACGGAACAGGGCATTTGGGATGGCGAGGCCATTTATATGTCGGGGCGTTCACTTGAGGGAATGAATGCCTTGAATAAAGGGACTTTGTCTGTATGTACAAGTAAAAGACAATTATCCTGCCCCTTACAGACGGTCGCATTGCTGACCGATGCCATCATGAATGACATGACCCTGCGCCAGAGCGAGGTCATTTATTACAAACTGCTTGGATTGAAGGAAACGGATATAGCCCGAAATCTGGGAATATCACAATCCGGTGTAAACAAGGCTTCATCGGCTACAAAATGGTATTGCATAGAGGAAGCCTTGAAGTATTTTGAACAGATAAATTTTAACGAATATGAATAGTTGGCTGTTTTTAAGTTTGCTGTTGGCCCACGTCATAGCCGATTTCTACCTGCAAAATGACAAATACTGCTCACAGAAAGAGGAAAAGAAATTCAGAAGCTACTTCCTGTATGTACATTCGCTTCTTGTAGCTGTAGTATCATGGGCTTTGGTTCCGGTCAGCGATTTCGGGTTTTATGCCTTGACCATTGCCCTGTCACATCTGGTCATTGACCTTGTCAAAGCCTATTGTCCCAAAGGATTGTGGAGTTTTGCTCTTGACCAGGCTGCACATCTGGCAATATTGGCTGCTGTGGCTACCGAGTTTGATATCACCACTGAATTGCCTGTACAATTTGTGGATTATACCGGGAACTTCTCCATGCCTTTATTCATACTGGCGGTACTGTTGTGCATCAAACCTGCCAATGTCCTGATCAAGCTGGTTTTGAAAAGATACCAAATCGGAGAAACACTATCCTGTGAGAATATCAAAAATGCCGGAGCATTGATAGGAAACCTGGAACGTATTCTCACAATAATATTTGTAATAATAGGCAGGTATGAAGCAATCGGTTTTATCATAGCCGCAAAATCCATATTGAGGTTCAAGGATACGGATACAGCAAAAACCGAGTATGTCCTTGCCGGAACATTTCTAAGTTTTGGAATCGCTTTGCTTTGCGGACTGATGGCAGCATAACAGGATGGAAGAGCTGCAAAAGAAATACGACACGCTTGTCGGGAAATATAATGCATTGCTTGCCGAGAACGAAGAGTTGAAATCAATTCTTCTTCAACACGGCATTGTCTATTCCGTATCGGAAATCTCTGATAAGGAGCCGATTTTTTCTCCTGTAATATTTTCTTCTGTCAATTTTACGCCTGATGAGAAAATAGCATTGTTCAGCAGTTTTTTCAAAGGAAGAACGGATGTTTTTGCACGAAGATGGTTCAGCAGGACAACGGGAAAGGGAGGCTATCAACCGGTCTGTACCAATGAATGGCAAAGAGGAGTCTGCGACAAGAAACGATACAAGTGCCCGGATTGCCCGAATCGCAACCTTGCTCCTCTGACAAGCCGGGAAATCTACCGCCATCTGGAGGGAAAAGATGAATACGGGTGTGATGTTATAGGTTTATATGCTGTCACCCCTGACAATAAATGCTCTTTTCTTTGCGCTGATTTTGATGACAAGAATTGTACTCACGGATATAAGGAAGATGTGCTGGCTTTCATTGCCGTTTGTAGGAATTGGGGAATTTCGTACAGTATCGAACGTTCACGCTCCGGTAACGGGGCGCATGTATGGATATTTTTCGAAGAGCCGGTTGCTGCCGGTAAAGCCAGGAAATTAGGCAATGCCATCCTTACTGAGGCCATGAAGCGCAACGGACATATTACCTTCAATTCATACGACCGTTTCTTCCCCAATCAGGACAGAATGCCTGAAGGCGGATTCGGAAATCTGATAGCCCTTCCATTGCAAGGCAGGGCACGGAAAATGGGAAACAGTGTCTTTGTGGATGAAAACTTCCTTCAGTTCAAAAACCAATGGGCTTATTTATACAATGCAAAAAAGCTTAACGAGCATGACTTGGACATGTTATTGGCCCGGCACAGACAGGAAGATTTCGGTTCGTTGGCAACTTCTTCAGAAACAAAGCCTTGGGTGCTTCCTGTATCTCAGGATGTCACGCAGAAAGATTTTAACGGAAAACTGAAAATTAAAAAATCGGACAGACTATACATCCCCCTAAACTCCATATCCGAAAAGGTGGCCAATCATCTCAAGCGTATAGCCGCATTCAAAAATCCGGAATTTTACAGCAAACAAGCGATGCGCATCTCTACCTATAACATTCCGCGTATTATTTGCCGTGCAGACTTTACGGATGATTACCTCGCCCTGCCCCGCGGTTGTGAGGATGCCGTAACAACTATGCTGGAATCTCTTGGAGTTGCTTATGAAATGATTGATGAAACCAATCACGGCAAGCCTGTTGCCGTTGCATTCAAGGGCAAGGAACGTGACGAGCAACTTGATGCCATCAATTCCTTAATGCCATACACGAACGGGGTATTGGCGGCAACGACCGCTTTTGGGAAAACAGTAACAGCAGCTGCTCTGATTGCCCGAAAAAAGGTAAGCGCACTCGTGCTGGTACATTCCAAAGCGCTGCTCCTGCAATGGCACGAACGCCTTACCGACTTTCTTGAGATAGAATTTGCCGAGCCTGCCACGTCAAGAAAACGTGGCAGGAAAAAAGTGTTTTCTCCCATAGGCTGCTTGGATTCAACCTCAAACACCTTGCATGGAGTCATTGACATCGCCCTTATGCAATCATGTTTTGAAAATGGCGAGGTAAGACCTTTTGTACGTGAATACGGGATGGTGATCGTGGATGAATGCCATCATGTTTCTTCCATAACGTTTGAGAATGTACTCAGACATATTACGGCACATCATGTCTATGGACTTACTGCCACACCTATCCGCAAGGACGGACTGCAACCCATTATCTTCATGCAGTGCGGACCAATCCGCTTTTCGGCAGATGCCAAGACCCAGATACAGAAGCAGTCATTCCAGCGTTATCTTGTTCCAAGATTCACATCCTATCGCTCTGTAACTGACAACAGGCAGTCGTTCGCCTTATTGTCACAATCGCTTGCTGAATCCGAGTTACGGAATACGCTCATCGTGGAGGATGTGTTAAATGCAGTAACGGCAGGAAGGACACCGATTATCCTGACCGGCAGGACATCGCATGTAAAGCTGCTTTCCGGAATGTTAAAACCGCATATCGCCAACGTCATTCAACTGACGGGAGAAGGAATAGCCAAAAGCAAGCGTGAAGTCCTGCAAGGATTGCATGACATTCCGCAAAATTCCCCTCTTGTAATAGTCGCTACCGGAAAATATGTAGGAGAAGGATTTGACTATCCCCGGCTTGATACGCTCTTTTTAGCCCTCCCCATATCATGGAAAGGGTTGGTTGCCCAGTATGCAGGCCGTCTGCACCGGGAGAACGAAGGAAAAGCCGATGTCCGTATCTATGATTATATCGATATACACGAACCTGTCTGTGAGAGCATGTATCGCAAGAGGCTCAAAGGCTATTCCGCCATCGGCTATCGGGTACTTTCCAAGGATTGTCAGACATTGTTTGATGCAACCGAAGGTTTACAGTCGTCTCCGCATGAAGAACAGATATTCAACGGTATAACATTCTGTCAACCGTTTATAAAAGAATTAAAAGCCTCAAGACAATCCATTGTGATATCTTCCCCTAAGCTCTATCATATGGAACGAAATAAATTTGTCAATATCTTGAAAGAACTCCAAAGAGACGGTATTGAAGTGGCCATTCTTACATTGACAGAAAACGGGCAGTCGGATTATCTCAGAAGACAGGGGCTGTTCGTAAAGATTGTACCTGAATTATCATTATGTTCATGTATTATGGACAAATCCTCCGTCTGGTATGGCAGTATCAATATCCTTGGCTATCCGACGGAAGAAGACAATATTATAAGAATTAAAGATATAAGACTTGCAGAAGAATTTTTGGATGTCATTTACAATAATGGCAATGGCAAGTAATACAAAAATGAAATCATAATGCAGCAGATATAAGGAGGACACCGGCTAAATGTATATTGTCAAATCACTTGTGATACATTATATTTCAGAATTTTAAGCATGAAAACAGCGAATGAAGACAGAAGCAGTTCAGCCGGACAAGGGCGGATATTGGCAGGTGGTCGAAAAAACGGATTGATTTTTTGGAGGGAGCGCAGTTTGCCGCCTGCCTTTTTCATTGTGTTTCAAAAAAACGCTCTCCTATAGAAAATCAGAACAATCAGAACAGCATACGGACCGGTAGTTTCCTACTGTCTGTATGCTGTTCCTTTTTTGTTGTATCGACTTTTCCGTCGGTCGCTTGTTTCCGCTGCCGTCAGCCTTCCCTGTACAGACGTGAAAGGGGAAAGGTTTTCGGGCTGAATACGCTTTGCCTGCAAAGGAAGATTCTGCCCGAAACGGCACGGCCGCCCGACCTTTTCACTTTCAATGAAGTCTGTACTAACTTCATGGACGGCGAGGAAGCAGGCGGCTGCGAAATGGTTATTGGCTGTCAGAGCCGGAATGTGTGCGGCTCTGGCTTCTCTTTTCCATCAGTCTGTCCATTTCCCTTGAAATTTTTTCCTCCGTTATCCTGGCATATCCCTGTGTGGTGGAAATATTGGAGTGTCCCATCATCTTGGCTATGCTCTCGATGGATACGCTCTCTGAAATGAGCAGGACCCCGAACCCGTGCCGGGCCTGATGGTACGAAAGGTCATCGTGCCTGCCCAGGATCACGCCGATTTCCCGTATCTCGTGCCAGATGGAATCCCGGCTCGGCAACGGGAACACGGGACTGTGCATGTCGGTGGTATTGTACAGGGCGAGTATCTGCTCGGCTATCGGGTGCAGGGGGATGAACGCTTCCACCCCGGTCTTCTTCCGGCTGATGCGGATGAACCGCCGCCCCTCCGCCGTCGTCCCGATATGACACGGATGGAGCTGCTTGATGTCGGCATAGGCAAGCCCGGTGAAATAGGAGAAGATGAATGCACGCCTGCCCAGTTCCGCACGTCCTTCATTCAGGGGCATGGCCAGTATCCTTTTCATCTCTTCACGGGTGACATACTTGTGCTTGGGCGCGGTTTTCTTCTCATATTCGACATTCTCCACCGGATTGGTGCGCAGGATCTCGTTGTCCACGGCAAGATACAAGAGGCGGTTCAGCCAGCAGAGGCAGCGGTTGGTCTGCGAGGTGCTGAAATTCTTGTTCCTGATAAGGAATGCCTTGTAGTTCCTGCCGAAGTCTTCCGTTATTTCTTCAAAGGCGATGTCCTTCTTCCCCAGTGAAGCAAGGTAGTCCGTCAGGTACTTCTGGAAATACTGTGATTGCCGGTAGGTGGAGGTGGAATTGATCTCCCTGCTCCGTATCCTGAGACGTTCACGCTCTATCTCGCCCATCCGGAGCAGGTGTGTCGGAACGACGAACTGCCTTGTCACCCGGTTCTTGATAATCTCCGCACTGACGACACCCTGCGTCCTCAGAATTTCCTCGTAAGTCTGTTCGATATACTTCCGGTACTCCTGCAGCCTGGCATTTTCCCTTACCGTGCGTATGGTCCCGGTTCGGGCGTTCCAGTCTTCCGGCTTGCAGCATATCCCGGTGGTGATGGCGGTGTTCCTGCCGTCTATGGTGATGCGGCACATGACCGCCGTGGTTCCGTCAGCCTTTATCTTGCCGCGGTTGATATAGAATAGTATGGAAAAGGTACTTCTCATGATTCTCATTGTTTATGGATTATAGAACAAGTTTCAAATCTCCGGTGGCTTCGATGAGCCTGTCCATGTCCTCGAAGAGCTTTTTCGGGGTGACGCGGGCATAGACCTGGGTCGTCTGTATGTTGCTATGCCCCAGCATGCTGCTGATGGTCTCTATCGGAACGCCCGCTTCAAGGGTGACGAGCGAGGCGAACGAGTGGCGTCCGACATGATAGCACAGGTTCTCCTTTATCCCTGCCAGTACGGCCAGCGCCTTCATGTGGTTTCTCATGCTCGGATAGTGGATCATCGGGAACAGCGTGTCCCTGCTGTCATCATGATATTTCTCTATCAGGGCGACGGCTTCCGGCAGCAGCTTCACGCTTGCGCGGAGCTCGTTCTTTTTACGGCGGTATTTCAGCCATAGCTTGCCGTCCTCGCCGGTGTACAGGTTTTCCCGGGTGACGGTCACGGCATCGCTGTAGGCGACCCCGGTATAGCAGGCGAAGAGGAACAGGTCCCTTGCCAGACGGTGGGTCGTGCGGTGCGGGGCTATCTCCACGTCACGGATTTTCTCGAAACTTTCACGGCTCAGTGCCTTGGGGGTCTTGACGGTCTGTTTCGGAAGGACATAGTGCTGGAACATGAACCGTTCGGAGTGTCCTTCCTGATAAGCCCTTTTGCACGTTTTCTTGAGAATTGCCAGGTAATGCCGTACGGTGTCCACGGCATACCCTTTCTCGTCAAGGATGAAATTCTCATAGTCGTGGATGAACTGTTCCGTAAGCTGCCCGAAGGCCAGGTCTTTCGTCTTGAATTTGGTTTCAATGAACTCGCGCATGGTACGGCAGGTAAAGTCGTATGCCGGATAGGTCCCTTTTGCCCGGTCTATCCCGATACGGCTCTTCACCTCATCCCTGAGGGCATCCAGCATTTTCATCAGGGTCATCTGCGTCTTCATGCTGCCCTGGAAGGCATCCTTGACGGAAGCGGCGTCAAAATCCCCCTTGCGTTCCAGAAGGGAATCGAAGGCGGCATTGATGTCAAGCAGCAGCTTGTCGATTTTCGCATTTATCTCCACCGCCTCCCTGCTCTTGCCGTTCAGCCGGCTTTCACGGGGATTCCACAGCCCGGGAGTGCAGGAGAGCTTGCAGCTGAACTGCGCCATCGTCCGGTTCACGGTGATGCGTCCCATTATCGGGGCTTTGCCCGACTTGTCCAGTCCGCTCTTTTTGAGGTAGAGCAAAACCTTGAATTTTTCTACTTTCATACGCTTATAACTTTAGTTGCAAAATTACCTGTTTTATAAGCGTTCTTCGGTATGCAAAACAATGACAATCAGTGTAATATATCGGTGTTTTTAATTATCCGATTTGCTTCGCGTTACCTCGTTCCCTTTCGGTAACTGACCGGCTAACGGTTTGGTAACTGAACATCTTCAATAATCCCCACTTTCCTGCTTTTTCCACAAGTGGAAGAATATAGAGAAATGATTAGTTTCCAATGGATTACGTTATCCTTTCTTCTCGTTTCCGGTGCTCTGTTTGCCTATCTTATTCCACCTTGCTAGGCATACTTTCGCCACCACAACGACTCTTGCGAAGGGTGTCCCGATTGAAACTGTATCGAAAATGTTGGGACATACGAATATTGAAACGACGCAAATATATGCTCGCATAACTAATGATAAAATACGGAAAGATATGCAACAGTTGGCTGGGAAATTGGATGATTTGGATCAATGGAAGTAAAATTGTAATATTTGATATATGGAAGAAGGTAAGGTAATTATAGATTCAGGAGATTCCGACAGTGTTCGTATATCTCTCAAGCCTGCCGAGGATGGCAGTATTTGGATGAGTGTAGCGGAAATTGCGGATATATTTTTTGTTGGCGGTGCTTCTGTGGAGCGTCAGATTAAAAAGATTTTTGTAGAAGGGGATTTACGGGAGTATGCAGTGAAAAAAGAAAAACCAATCGAATATGCTCCCGGTAAATATGGAAAGTTGGATTATTATAATCTCAATATGATTATAATGCTTGCCTTTCGCATGAGTAGTCCGTTCTGTTCTATGTTCAGGGAATGGATATGCCAGCAACTTACACAGAAGGTCAGTGAACAAAAAATACCTATTTTTTTACAGATTGGTAAGGAACAGGGGGTAAACTGATTGTCACTATAGTTTTAATGCGGCTTAATTTGCTATCATATGAAGCAGGTTAAGCCGCTTTTTTGTCAATCTCTTTCTGATTGTCATTTCTATATATAAAAGAATATAAAAGAGGATGAATGAATGTTACCTCTAAATGACAAGTAGTTATCTTTGCTCCTGTTATTGAATTTGTACAAAGAGATTATGGTTGAGGCTTTTGATATGCTTGTCGAATATGATTCGGGAATGGTATTTGAGGATTATAAGGTTCCAATGGGGGATGACCTAAGGAGCTTTGAGGAGTTCTTCTATTTGAAGCGGCAACCATTGGGGGAGTTTGTGATTGTGCTAAAGGAAGGTGGCTTGTTTTATTTCCTTTCAGATCACTTCTGTGACTTTACAGAGGTTTGTAAAAAATATGACTGGTATGTCATTTCACATCAACCATTCAATAAGCAACTTGAAATCGGTATCGGAATGATGAATACCGGAGGATCGGCTGGATGGATCGGACGGGCGGAATCTTCCGAACGGTTGAGTATGTATAAGGATATTCTGGTATTCTCTTATGACTGTGGCGTAGAAACAGATTTTTATCCGTATGATACGACTTTCAAGGGGTATTGCGAGATTGGCGGAAGCCTCTGTTACTATGTACATGACTATTATCCTACGCGTGTTCAGAAGATAGATGGGCATCAGAAACGTATCAGTAACCTGATATTCAGATTTAAGGAGGGCGGACATTGCGGCATGTTAGTTGCTAAGATAATCTCTCTTTGCATGAAAAATATTTCTTATTGTGATTCTCCTCAACAGACGATTTTAATTCCTATTCCGGCTTCGACACGGGAGCGGCAACGAAAGAGGTTTCCGGTTCTATGTTATCATTTATCGAAATGGCTGAATGTACGGGATGGATTTCAGACGATATGGATTGATCAGGAACGGGAACAGATAAAAGGAATCTCTCACAAAGAGGTCGTATCGAATTTGCGTATCAAAAAACGGGACGTTCAGGGAATGAATGTGATTTTGTTCGATGATGTGCTGACAAGTGGGCAAAGTTTCCGGCAACTAAGACGGAAAATGATGGAACTCGGAGCTAAATCTGTTATTGGGATATTTCTTGGTAAAACGGTTGATTTACATGAGTAATGGGGCTTTTTTCCAATATTATTCATTGGGAGGATTCATTTTCCGCTGTTTCTTACGTTCATATTTCAGATGATTCATTTCTTTCTTGGTATATTCAATATACTTGCCTTCTTCTATCTTGTACCTTTCAAAAACCTTTTTCATGTGTAGATTTTCATCTACAATAGGGAACCTGCCACCTCTGACTTTTTCTGCCCCATATTCATTGAAATACTTCTCGACAATGGGATTGAGTTCATCAATAATCTCCAAATGATCTTTGGGGCATATAACGGGAATAACCTCTAATAATTTTATGGGAGTATGGAGTTTACACCATTCGCAACATTTTCCTCTCTCGTACTTTTGCATAAGCGCAGACAAATCGCTACTATAACTCACATGGAAGTAGCCATCTTCTAATGCCAGAACATAAACAACCATGACTCTCTCGTTTTCTTTAAGTGGTAAATTATAATCGATTATGGAATTCTTTTCTTCATATTCTTCTATGAGTTTACTGCGCATACTAAAGCCAACAATGGGCTTATAGTCTCTTTTTTTACGCAAGAAGGATTGGATGAGTCCCAGATGGCGTTCTGAATCCCAAAGTGTAAAACTCCCTCCGCGAACATTTTCGTAGCCATGTTCAGCTCCACATTGAAGTACCCATTCATTAACCATGTCTATATTAGGAATGCCGTTTTCAAACACGACTTCCTGATACTTTAATAACCGTATAGGTCTGTTTATCCGAGTCCAGTATGAGGCAGTACCTTTTTCATGCTTTTTGAGGGCGGTTTGTAGAGAACGTGAATAACCAACATAATATTTATCATTCTCCAATTCAAGAAGATAAATGAATTGCTCTCTTTTATTAAATGAAATATCCTCAATATCTATATCTGAAAAATATCCATGATGTTGTAGGTTCTTTATAGTTTCGATTTCACCCACATTACACCAAAAACCACCCCTGACCTTCTGCCAACCTTTGGCTTTCATCATTTTTATGGTCTGGTGGTTTTCCCAACGTTCTTCTTCTTCGGGTGACGATACAAGAAAGGATTCTTTTTCAATAACACTGATAGGAGGGTGTAATTTAGTCCATACGGCTCCATTATCATTGAAATGCTCGTTGAATCTTCTGTCGGGATCAATAGTCTTCCCTACATAGTAAAAACCATCCTCCAGTGCTAATGTATAAATGTATATTAGATAGCTCATTGGTTTTAAGTATAGTCTTTGGCTTCATTTGTATTGCTCTTTTCTTGTATTTTCCGAATAAACAAGAGTGCCTGAATACACATTGATTGCAAATATAGGCAAAGAATTAATATGACCTTGTAATTCTGTACTATAGATTTTTAGTTGAAAGAATCTGATACGGCTATAATACAGAAAAATCTTCCATAGGTCGTTACCTACCTGTGGATGTCCCCCCTTTTCTTTTCTCAATTTTGCGCCATAATCAAAAAAGCGTAAAAGTATGGAAATAATAACATTAGATTTATATCTGCTGTTCTTGTCCCAACTACAGCAAAAGGAGTCGATTATAAACTTAATAGTAAAAAAATGAACAAAGAAAAACAAGTGACAGTGAAGCAATCTATCATTGATAAGTTGCTTGCCAAATGTGGCTATCAAAAGATTGAAGATATTCCAGTAATATCTATGGAGTTGACAGATGCCGAAGGTAATGTACTAACGGTGGAACGTGAAGAGGGAGAACCACAAGTCGGGGATGCCGCATCTCCTGACGGTGAACATGTTATGCCTGATGGGAAGACTATCATCGTGACCGATGGGGTAATTACGGAGATTAAAGAAGAAGAAAATAGTGGTGAGGATATTGAAGCTTTAAAGAACCGCATTGAAGAACTTGAAGCAGAAAATGCGACTTTGAAAGTTAATGCCCGTACTGTTGAGGACAATAAGATTTTGAATGCTGTAAAGATGGCGGGTGGAGAGAATTGGTTAGCGAAGCATTGTTCAACTTATAGGGTTTCCTTACGCGCTCAGACCTTTAAGGCAACTGTTGACCATCAGGATAGTGCGGAGGAGACTGCTATTCAAAGGAAGTTGAGAGAGGAAAGAGAAAAGAGAGCTAAAAAGTAAAGAAAGGAGAATTAAGTATGCCTATTTTAGATTTTTCAAAATTGACACCGGATAATCAGGCGGTGAAGGATTTGAAAGACTTGATTGAACTGACAGTTTTTCAAAATGAGGATATGGAGCGTTTTATGACGTTCATGCCTAAAGTGACCAATGGTAAGAAAGTAGGCTTCATCGGTGAGATGGAGGATGTTGGTATCGCAGGTTCCGGATGTGATCCTACATATCAAAAGGTGGCTATTGCTGCTGCCCAAAAGGTTTGGGAAATAGGTGATTGGCAAGTTCCATTGGAAATGTGTTATGAGGATTTGGAAAATACTATTGCTAAATATTGCCTAAAAACCGGCACTAATATTGCGGACCTTACTTCTACTGAATATATGGATGGAATCGTTCTTCCGAAATTAACGGAAGCAATGATGAAAATGTTGTGGCGTTTTACTTGGTTTGGGGATAAGAATGCTGCTAATGTTGAGGGGTCCGGGCAAATTACAGATGGTTTGAATGTAGAATTGTTTAAGACATGCGATGGTTTCTTTAAACGTCTGTTTGCTATATGTACAGCTAATGCAGGCCAACATACTGTCATATCAGCCAACGCTGAAGCATCTTATGCTTTGCAAAAATCTAAGATAAAAGAATTAGGTGCTGCAACTTCTATATTTGATGCAATGCTTGAGGATGCGGATAGCCGTATTTTCCAGAAATCTGGACATGCAATTTTTGCTACGAAATCATTGTGTGATTCTTTATCTCGCGATGTGAGGGAGAAATATAAGGTTATTATGCCTTGGGAAGTTATTTTTGATGGACTTGAAGTAGGAGAGTATGACGGTGTTCCAGTTGTAAAATGCTCAATTTGGGACCGATTTATTCAAGCATATCAGAATGATAAAACCAAACTGAATCTCCCCCATCGTGCAGTTCTGTGTTCTCCGGACAATTTGATGTATGGCTGCGAAGGTGATAACCCTATATCAGACCTTGATATTTGGTTTGAAAGAAAATCCCGTAAGAATTACATCTATTCTACAGGCAAACTTGGTTCTATGATTGGCGAAGATAATCTGGTACAAGTTGCATATTAGGAAAGGAGGTATTTATGGGAGTATGCGATGATATTTTGAAGAAAGATATTTCTCCGTCTTGTGATGACCCAGTCGTACAAGGTTTGGAGCAGGAAGGCGTGATTATGAATCGCGCTGATGTAGATTTCGCTGCGACAGTGTTCAATGCAACTCGTAAAAATGTGATTGAAACATTGGCGATGAAAGAAAAGAAAAAGGCGTATAAAGTTGTGGTTCCAGGTAAAACTCCATTTACTGGTACTACTACTGCTTTGGCAACAGGTACATATCGTAATTCATTCACAAACACCATTACACTTGTGATTTTGGCAAATGACCCAGATGTTTGTGCCGATATAGTTGACGGTTTAGCTAATGGCTCTTATGTTGTAGTATTGGAGAATAAATATAAGGGTTTACAGAAAGAAGAAAATCCGGGTGATGCCGCTTTCCAAGTTTTTGGATACTATCAAGGGCTTACAGCTACAACTATTGAAAATAATAAATACAGTGAAGAAACGGAAGGTGGTTGGAGTGTGACCCTTGAAGAACAAAAAGTACCGAAATCAGCTTTATTCTTGTTCAAAACAAGTTATGAAGCGACTAAGACGGCAATTGGTACATTGACAGCAGAACCAATGGGGTAACGGAATGACTGTTGTAGAAGTGGTTGATAAATTAAAAGAGTTGGGGGGTAAAATCCCCCTCTCTTCTTCTGATAAATCAGATATTGAAGTAATATATCATGAAGTCTTCGGACGAACTTTTGTCAAGACTTCATGTGGTGATTGTTATCGTGATGCTGTGATTGAAATGTATTCATATTTAAAAAAATACGGAAAGATGAAAGAAAAATCAAATTATGCATTGAAAAATGGTGTTTTACTCCAGGTTGGCTTTGGGAGTAGTGAAATGTACACCAATGATAATCTAACAGATGAAGCAGCAGAGAGATTTCTTGCAGAAAATCCTAAAGGAATAGTGCTTTTTACTTTAACACCTTCCAATTGGGAGGAAAGGGTTGAAAGACTCAAGAATCCGGTTATAGCTTTGGATGAAACTTTAGTTGCAGAACTGGTGAAAGCTTTCCAAGTAGAAGGTGCGACAGTCAAAATAGTAAAAGATGCATTTAAAACTTATCAGGTAGATGGAAAGAAGGTGACTGCTAAATTATTGGATACCCATATAAAAAAGGCTCAATCCCTTCTTGAATCAAAGAAGGAAACTGCAGACAAAGAAGTAGCAGGAGAAATGGTAGAATAATAAATGACCTCACGAAGCGATGAATGTAAATGATTTAAAGAAGAAAAGTAATAGGCGTGTTGATACGGGGTACTTACGTAATCTTGGCATCCAAAGCTATGGTGATGATAATTTATATCCTCAACATTTAAGGAATATCATCGCTGCTAGTTCAACTGGCAGTGAATGTGTGGAACGTTATGCCAATTTTATAGAAGGGAATGGTTTTCGTGAGGTCACTTTTTCTGAATATGTAGTTAATCGTCGTGGTGATACAACTGATGATATCCATGCTTTTGTATGTAGGGATATTGCAGATTATGATGGGATAGCAATACATGTAAACTATAATATGTTTGCTGATATAGTAGAGATACAGCATGTTCCCTTTGAAAATTGCCGTTTATTAGAGGAAGATGAAAACGGATATATTGCTAAGATTGCGGTTCACCCTGATTGGAGTGGAAAGAAAACCCGTAATGGTAAGGCTATTAAGGTTATACCGGATAATGTAGAGTTCATAGATGTTTTTAATCCTTGTAAAGAAGTGGTGTATGCACAGATTCGTGCTGCTGGGGGAATTGAAAACTATAAAGGACAGATATTGTGGATTAGTAACACTGGAAAATTTGTGTATCCTGTCGGAAGGGCTGACCGGGTGATTACGGAAATGAGTACGGATGAAGGGCTTGCAAATGTAAAATATCGTAATGTTCGCTGTAATTTTATGCCTTCTGGAATGATTGTTACCAAGAAAGGTGTTTCTCCGGTACATCTTGATGAAGAAGGGAGTCCGATAAGAGAAGATAAGCAAAGCGAAGATACAGGCTTTTCAGATACCGTTATACAACTTCAAGGAGATACTAATGCTGCAAAAATATTGGAAGTTACTTTAGAATCTGATGAAGAAAAGCCGGAGTTTGTGGATATCAGTTCTAAAAATTATGATAAAGAATTTACTGTGACTGATGCCAGTGTGGTAGAACGTATTTATTCTGCTTTCGGACAAGAACCTTGGTACTGTATTCGTATTGGTAAAGTGGGTTTTTCCGGTGATATATTGGAAGATGCCTTTGAATATTATAATTCTATCGTATCAAAACAACAGCGAATGATTGAACGTGCTTTTCAGAAAATCTTTGAACATTGGTATGAACCAGTTAATCCCTCTGATGACTTTAGTGTACAACCTCTTAAATACGTAAGAAATGCAGCAGTATCTAATAACAACGGATGAAGTTTCTAAGTTGGCCCGTACGATGTCAGTACATATAGATACGGAAAAGATAGAAACATATATCCGAGAGTCAGAGAATATTGATGTGAAGTCGGCTTTGGGTGATGCACTATTCTTAGATGTGAAAGAACATCCAGATAATTACAGTGAGCTACTTGATGGAAGTTCTTATGATGTAGAATGTGGTGGAAGATGCTCTTTTGTGGGGTTAAAAGCCGCTTTAGCTTATTATACTTATGCCCGTATAGTAAAGAATGGGGATGGTAGTGTTACCCGTTTAGGATTTATGCATAAAGATAACGAATATTCGTCTCATTCTGATTTTAAAGAGAAACTTATGGCTTATAATGATGCATTTTCTATAGCAGACCGATATTTAAAGGAGTGTGTACGCTATTTGAATGATAATAGAAAGTCTTTTCCTCTATATAAAGGAAATGGTGGATTGACAGCAAACCGTGTAGCATGTAGAATCTTGGGTGAATAATGGCAGATACTTTTGATATATTGAGGAAGTTGGCCTTGCAGGTGCGAAATGCTACTCTTGCAGGAGAGAATAGTGCAGAACGTATAGGACGAACGTTTGTCGGTATCCTTGATTTAATAGATGACCTTAAAAATATTTATCTCCATAAAAATCAACCTGATGAAACAGAATTTTTAATAAAGTTCCTCGCAGGCGGCGAGTTCGGCGAGTTTGTAGACAGTATGATTGCCGGCAAGGGTGCAGGGATATTCCCTGATGGCCGGGCACAGGTAGAACGGTTGGAAGTCCG